TATTACCTTATAATAAGAGTTCCAAAATCAAGTTTTAAATTAAATCAGTTACATTATGGACATTTCAGCAATCAAAGCCAAACTGGCTGCGTTAAACAACAATGGAAATTCCGACAAAGAGAAGGTGGACTTCGATAAAGTCTACTGGAGACCCGCAAACGGAAAAACCACAATCAGGATCGTCCCATCAGCCTACAACGCTGCAGATCCTTTCACAGAGATTAAGCTACATTATAACATCGGGAAATTCCCTATGGTGTCGCTTTCGAACTACGGTAAGCAAGATCCTATTGAGGAATTTGTAAAAGAATTAAGGAAAACATCCGACAAAGACAACTGGTCTTTATCAGGTAAATTGTCTCCTAAGTCAAGGTTCTTTGCTCCTGTTATTGTTCGAGGAGAAGAAGAAAAAGGAGTTCGTCTTTGGAGTTTCGGAGTTAACATCTACAAAGCATTATTAGCTTTAGCAGAGGATGAGGATATCGGTGATTTCACAGACGTAGTGAACGGTTGGGATATGGTAGTAGAGAATACACCTGCAGCCGGTCCTGGTCAGTACCCAACTACCACAGTTCGTATTAAACCAGTAAAATCACCTTTAACTAAGAATGATACTCAATTAAGTTTATGGTTGAAAGAACAGCCAAATGCACTTGAAATTCAAACTCAATACGACTATGAATATATCAAGAAAAAATTACAAGAGTATTTAAACCCCGGAGAGGAAATAACAGCACCGCCTGCTACCCCTTCTGAACCAACAGAACCTACACAGCCTACTGCCCCACCAAAAGCACCTGCTTTTAGCCTAGAAGCTGCTACGGTCGGTAATCAAAATACAATTAGTAAATTTGACGATCTATTTAACTAGTATACATGGCAAAAACGAAAAGTGCTGCCGAAACCGCCGGAGAGATAATCAAAGGCGGTTTCAGTTTAGATAAATTTAAAAAGAACAAAGGATTCAGTAATTCTTCAGTAAAATTTAAAGAACAAGCTTGGATAGGAGTATCTAAGGCTTTTGAAGATATTACTTCTTTACCCGGAATACCTACAGGACATATTACCCTACTAAGAGGCCACTCTGATACAGGTAAAACAACCCTATTATTGGAAGCAGCAATTAATGCTCAAAACCAAGGAATACTCCCCGTATTTATCATTACAGAAATGAAATGGTCTTGGCCACATGCTAAGACGATGGGATTGAAGGTAGAAGAAGTAGTAGACGAATCTACAGGAGAGATTATAGATTACCGGGGATTCTTTTTATATGCAGATAGGGGCACTCTAAACACGATTGAAGATGTAGCTGCTTATATACTAGATCTCCTTGATGAACAGAAAAAAGGTAATCTACCTTATGATTTATGTTTCTTTTGGGATTCTGTAGGATCAGTACCATGTGAGTTATCGGTACGTTCTAACAAGAACAATAACGAATGGAATGCAGGAGCAATGTCTACTCAGTTTGGAAATAACTTAAATCAAAAAATTCTACTCTCAAGGAAAGAAGGGAGTAAACATACCAATACTTTAGTAGCAATTAATAAAGTATGGACTATGAAGCCAGAACATCCTATGGGTCAGCCAAAACTGCAAAACAAAGGCGGTATGGCGATGTGGTATGATGCTACTTTAATTATTACTTTTGGTAACATAACTAATCCCGGTACCTCTAAAATTAAAGCTACAGCAAAAGGTAAAGAATACGAATTTGCTAAGAAAACCAAAGTACAAATTGAAAAGAATCACATCAACGGTATCCAATCCAGAGGATCAATCGTAATGACCCAGCACGGATTTATTGAAGACGAGAAGAAAGCAATTGATAATTACAAAGATCAGTACAAAGGTACATGGGCAAATATCCTAGGCTCTACCGATTTTGAAGTATCAATAGAAGCAGAAGTAGGAGAGGACATTAGAGATATTGGATTAAACGATGAGTAGCTATCTAGATATCCTAGATAAAATAGTAGAAAAGCCTTTAAGAAAACTTAATGATGAGATATTGATTGTAGATAGCATGAATACGTTTATTCGTAGTTTTGCTATGCTACAATCAATGAATACCCAAGGCCACCATACCGGTGGGCTTGTGGGTTTTTTAAGATCATTAGGCTTTCTGACAAGGACTTTCGAACCTACTCGAGTTATCTGTGTTTTTGATGGACAAGGATCCACTATTAACAGGAAAAGCATTAATCCGGAATATAAAGCACAAAGGAATATTAAAAGAATTACTAACTGGGAACTCTTTGATGATAAAGATGATGAGTATGCTTCTATGACCATGCAAATGGGCAGGCTAGTTGAGTATCTTCAATGCTTACCTGTTCAGTTAGTTTCAATTGATAAAGTAGAAGCAGACGATGTAATCAGTTACTTAGCTCAGAAATTTGGGAATAATGGTAAGAAAGTAACTATTGTCTCTTCTGATAAGGATTTTCTACAGATAGTTAGTAACAATATTTCAGTTTACTCTCCTATCAAAAAGAAGACCTACGGTAAAAAAGAAGTAGAAGAAGAACTGGGTATGATTCCGGCAAACTATCTACTAATGAAAGCCCTGTTAGGTGATAATTCGGATAACTTGGATGGAATAAAAGGATTAGGTCCAAAAACACTCCTAAAAGAATTCCCTCAACTAGTCAATAACCCGGAAATAACCTTAGATTATATCTATAAAATATGTGAGGAAAAGTTGCAAACTAAAAAAGTTTTCGCTAATATCATATATAGTTGGGATAAGGTTAAAACCAATTATGTTTTAATGAATTTACTAGAACCGAGATTGGGGGAGCATGAAATAGAACATATTGTTAATAAGATCAAAGAACCAATACCACCTCTTCAGACAGTTCCTTTTATAAGGATGTTAGAATCAGATCAAATTGAGGCATTAAATAAAAACGTAGAAGGCTGGTTGCAGATATTTGCACCACTTACTCTATATCAAAAATAGTTTTAAACAAACAACAGGTTACAATATGACGAGTTTATCAAAATTAAATTTTTACGGAAAAGGGTTTCAATTAAAAGTCTTAGGGGCTCTTCTTACAGATAAGAGATTTCTCCTAAACACAAGAGATTTACTTCGAACAGACTACTTCGATTCAGATGCACATACCTGGATATTGGAAACTACTATCAAATACTTCGATAAGTACCATACAACAATTACAATGGATGCTTTGAAAATCGAATTACAGAAAGTAGAAAACGATATTTTACAGGTAGCAGTAAAAGCAGAACTAAGAAACTGCTACGAAGCATCACAAGAAGATTTAGCGTATGTGATTGAAGAATTCACCACTTTCTGTAAAAACCAGGAACTAAAAGTAGCTCTACTTAACTCAGCAGATTTACTTAATCAAGGAGACTTTGACGGAATTCGAAGCATAATTGATAAAGCAATGAAAGCAGGAATAGATAAAAATATGGGGCATGAATATAATAAAGATATTGAAAGCAGATACCGAGTTGATTACCGGCCAGTAATCCCTACTCCTTGGCCTACTATGAACGAAACAATAGGAGGAGGCTGGGGCCCTGGTGATTTGATTATTGTATTTGGAAACCCAGGAGGAGGAAAATGCGTAGATGGAAAAACCGAAATTGAAATTGAGTATCCGGAGTTTGGATTAGAGTTGCAGAACAATGTAGGAAATCCTTATACCCTCTGGATTAAGCCTTGGGAGGAGTTTATAATAGATAGTCACCATTTATACGGATGGCAGGTTTATAACTTACTAAAAAGCAAGTAGGTTTTCCTCCACCAGAATATATTTCTAAAGCAGAGAAAGAATGCTTTTGGGAATCAGACTGGAAGAGTAGAAAACAGGAAATCATATTAGAATTAAAACAAAAGGTATATGGAAATAAAAATAAGACAAGTTAAAGAAACAGTAAAGATTGAAAATTTATTTTTTAAACTAGGAATAGAGCCCTATCAAAACAATCATTATATACCGGAATTTGAAATAAAAGTAAAGACTCCTTATGGATACTGTAGTATTATGGATCTTTTCACAACAGAGAGACAGCAGACAGTAACCACTTACTTTACAAATGGAAAAAGGCTTATAACATCTGCACATCACCTGCTAAAGACAGAACAGGGAGATTGGAAAAAAGTAAAAGAACTACAGGTTGGTGATTCTGTAATCACGTCTCTAGGAACAACTAGAATTAAAAAGCAGATTTATAAAAAGAAAGAAAAAGTACTTTACGATATGTCTGTTAAGGATGTAAACTGTTATTATAGTAACGGAATACTTTCACATAATTCTTGGTCTATGGTTGCAGCAGCCGCTCATGCAGTTCAATTAGGATTCAATGTAAACTATTACACATTAGAACTAGGAGAGGATTATGTAGGAAAGCGCTTCGACTGTTACTTCACCGGATATGGAATAGAGGAAGTTAATACTCACAGAAAAGAAGTAGAAAAAATAGTAAGTAATCTGAAAGGGAAGCTCATTGTAAAAGAGTATCCACCAAAAGGAGTTTCAGTCAATACAATTAAATCCCATATTCAAAAATGTATTGACATGGATCATAAACCAGACATGGTTATTATTGATTATGTTGATTATTTAAAACCACCCTCAAAAAGTCGTTTCACAGAGAGAAAAGACGAAATAGATGACGTATTCATTGCAACAAAAGGACTTGCTAAGGAACTAAAAATACCTATTCTAACACCATCTCAAGTTAATAGGATGGGAGCTAAAGATAGCGTAATCGAAGGAGATAAAGCAGCAGGGTCTTACGATAAGATGATGGTAGCAGATATCTGTTTATCTCTATCCAGAATGAAAGAGGATAAAGTACTAGGGACAGGCCGGATACACGTTATGAAAAACAGGTACGGAATGGACGGAATGACCTGGGATGCTAAAGTAGATACAAATAATGGTCATATTGAGATTTTAGGTGGCGCCTTACTAGATACTGGTGCCAGTACTTCTTCTCAAGGAAGCTATAAAGAAGTGGCCAATAAATTCTTTGCATTAGCAAACGAATAGGGGTTTTAAATCTATTTATTTCTACAGTAAAAACTATAACACAAATAAAATTTATGAGCAACTTAACAGAACCTAGGCATTTTTATAAGCCATTTGAATACCAGCAAGCATTTGACTACTACAAAGACCAGCACCGGGTCCATTGGCTAGCAGACGAAGTGCCTCTGGCATCTGATTTATCAGATTGGAAAAGTAAACTAAATGAATCAGAAAAGAATCTTATAGGAAATATCCTTAAATCCTTTGCACAGACAGAAGTACACGTAAACGATTACTGGTCGACAAAAGTATCTATGTGGTTTCCTAAACCAGAAGTCCAGGCAATGGCCAGGGTATTCGCTGACTTTGAATCAATTCACGCAGAAGCATATGCTAGGCTAAATGAAGAACTGGGATTAGATGATTTTCAGGCTTTTATGGAGGATGAAGCATCTAAGAATAAAATTGATAGGCTATTAGAAGTTCCAGGAAATACCTTACAAGAACAGGTAATTTCTTTAGCTATTTTTTCTGCCTTCACAGAAGGAGTTAATCTTTTCTCTTCCTTTGCTATTCTAATGTCATTTCAATTAAGGAACTTGATGAAAGGTACAGGACAGATTGTTGAGTGGTCAGTAAGAGATGAATCTCTACACTCTAGAGCAGGCTGCTGGTTGTTTAAGACCCTATTACAAGAAAATCCTGAATTAAATACAGACGAACTTAGAGATAAGATTGTAGAAGCATGTCATTTATCCGTTAAGCTTGAATTTGACTTTATTGACAAAGCTTTTGAGATGGGGGATGTACAGGGCTTGAATATCAAACAGCTTAAGAACTTCATCAAAGCAAGAGCAAATGAGAAGTTAGAAGAGCTTGGATATAAGCCAATTTATAACGATATTAATCCTAGTCAGCTAAGAGATATGGAATGGTTCGGACATTTAACAAGCGGTAAGACCCATCAAGATTTTTTTTCCGGCCGCGTAACTCAATATTCCAAATCTGTAGCTGATTGGAGTGATTTATAGCTTTTAAACTAAGTTATTTAGACTATTTTTGTAGATACGGAGTGTCTATGTACAGATAACCACAACAAGATTTTTAAATGATAAATTGGGAACATATCTACAAAAGCTTTATAGATAAAAAAAGCAATACCGTATTTCTAGAAGGAGTATACACAGAAAAACACCATATAATCCCTAGATACCTAAAAGGTACAGATACCCCAGATAATTTAATTAGACTAACGATTAGAGACCACGTATTAGCCCATTATATTCTATGGAGATGGAAAGGAAATCTTCAAGATAAAATTGCTTATAAAATGAAAGCAGGTCAAACTGAAGAAGGAAATATATTAAGGGTTCAATTAGCAACAGAAAGTTCTAGAAAAGTAAATAGAGAAAGGTGGCTAAAAGATAATCCTATGAAAAATGTAGAAATAAAAGCACAATCCTATATTACAAAAAGAACTAGATATAACGGGAGGGTACATTCTCAGGAAGGATTAGCAAGGATAAAAGAACTATGTAACTCAGGAGGACAGCATTCTAAAGAATCTGTAGAAAAAAGAGTAAAAACAAATACGGAAACTAGAAGTAAAATGTCTGATGAAGAGTATTTCGAGAAATATATTAAAAATCATTTAGGAGAAAATAACATCATGTACGGAAAGAAAAGACCAGGACAACAGGCTGGGAATTACGGAACAAGCAAAGGCTCCTATACTTTAATATTTCCCGATGGAACTAAACAAGAGTTTCAAAAATTAGTAGAATTAATAAAATATGGGGTAAATGAATCAACTATTAAAAATTGGAGAAACAAAGGAGTTATAACAGCTCAGCCAAACAATAACAGATGTAAGTGGATCGGATATTCCATTGAGTATAAGAGGGATACTAAATATGGGGATGGCTGTAAAAAAGCATTAGAAAATAAAAGATTAAAACAGACTAATTAAATACTAATAAATGAGCATACAAGTAGACACCAGTACCTGGATAAAAGGGAAGAATTATCCCGAATGGGCAGATGAAATCGCATTAAGCATTGTTTCTAAAGGATATTTGCTCCCAGAGGAGGATATGTTTAAAGCATTTCATAGGGTAAGTAAGGCAGCTGCAAAGCGATTGAAGAAGAAAGAACTACAGCCTTACTTTTATGAAGCAATGGTTAAAAATTGGCTATGCTTAGCTTCTCCTGTCTTTTCAAACTTAGGAACAGAAAGAGGATTACCGATCTCTTGTTTTGGAATAGATGTTGAGGATTCTATTGAAGGTATAGCAGATTCTAATTCAGAACTAATGAGACTAACCTCCCAAGGAGGAGGAGTAGGAGTTGGTGTATCCAGAATTAGAGGCAGAGGAAAGCAAATAAAAGATAACGGAGTATCGGAAGGAGTAATTCCTTGGTTAAAAATGCTTGATTCAACTATTCTAGCTACTAATCAAGGCACAGTAAGAAGAGGAGCAGCTTCAGGGAACCTCCATATTAATCACCCGGATATCGAAGAATTCTTAGCAATGAGGAGACCTAAAGGGGATGTTAACAAACAATGCTTGAATCTACACCAGAATATAGTCATTGACGATGAGTTTATGTCCCGGTTAGATAACAGAGACCCAAAAGCATTAAAGCTGTGGGGAGAGATATTAAAAACCAGGTTAGATACAGGGGAACCCTACATTACCTATGAAGATAATATTAACAATGCAAATCCTGTAGGATATAAAAATAATAACCTAAGGGTCTCAATGACGAATATATGCTCAGAAATCGCACTCTACACGGATGAGTTACATTCTTTTGTATGTTGTCTATCCTCCCTAAATGTAGCTCGTTGGGATGAATGGAAGGATTATAAGTTCGACAACGGAATGACTTTACCGGAACTTACAACTTGGTTTTTAGAAGGAGTATTGCAAGAATTTATTGATAGATCTAAAAATTTAAAGTTCATGGAGAATACAGTAAGGTCTGCAACTAAAGGAAGAGCAATTGGAGTAGGTATTTTAGGCTGGCATACGCTACTACAAGAAAAAGAATTACCTTTCGCAAGTATTGCTTCAACTTCACTAAGGAGGCAAATTTCTAAGTTCCTTTACGAAGAAGCAATAAAAGGATCACAAGCACAGGCTGTCGAGTACGGAGAGCCGGAATGGTGCAAAGGAACAGGATTAAGACATACGCATCATATTGCTATTGCTCCTACCGTAACTAATGCACAAATATCAGGAGGAGTTTCTCCTTCCATTGAACCTCTACCAGCCAATGTTTATAACTTAAAGACTGCTAAAGGAGTATTCATTAAAAAGAATCCAAGCTTAGAAAAAACGTTAGCT